CCCCGCCGTTGGTCGCAATCACATGGTCGTTGAACTGCGTGAAATACCACCTGTCTGCCGAGAGGCTTCCCAGCACAGAGGTCCACGACAGCGTTGCCGAGAACTTGTAGAGGTCGCTTGCCGTCCCCGCCAGAAGCTGCACCGTGCCGTCAGAGCCAACAAAGGCTCCAGCCCCCTGAAACGTGTCGGGAAGCGCTTCCGTCACCGCGTCGAACGCCTTGAACGGGCGATAACCGTCAGGCGACGGATAGACGTTATCGGCGACCTCAAGCCCCTTCGACAGATGTTCGGGCTTGTCGGGCTCATACGGCCCGTAGATCAGTCGCAAACCGGAATCCTCGGAGCCAAGGGGCCACCCCCGTGACGCTTCCATGTGCCGTGGCGCTTGAACTCGGCCAACGCCTCGTCCCACGCCCCCTTCCACAGCGGAATGCGGTCATCATCCCAGATGAAGGCTTCGGCCATGACCAGTGAGCCCCACAAATAGAGGCTCGGAAAGGTCGTGATGAGCCAGTTGGTTTCGTTGGATGCCGAAAGAGCGGGGATGCGCTTGTAATAGTGGAGCTGGACCGAATAGGTCGCGTCCGGAGACGGTGCGAACATCAACTGTCCATCGGACACCGCGTAAACCTGCGGGCGTCCCGTTTGCGATGACGAGAAAGTGTGCTGGAACGTGTCCAAGGACGCGGGAACGATTTCGTTGTTCGGGTCGGCGTCAACGTAGAGGTGCCGCGCCTCGAGGAAATCGGTCGGAAGGTCCACCGCGCCCGACGACACCGTGAGCGTCACGATGTTTTCCATGTCGGGAGCGCGAAGCAGCCGGTTCAGCCTGTCTTCAACGAGCGTGATGAAGTCGGGAATGACGGTGCCAAGGTCCGAGCGGTTCAGCCACCGCTCGATCGAGGCGACGAGACCCGAATAGGTCGTGATTCCCGTTCCAACGGTGGTTCCAGTCCCTTGCGGGATCGTGATCTGCAAGGGCATGGCCTAGTCTCCCCCGTTTCCCGCTTACGTCTTGATCGCCACTTTCCAGGCGGGCTTGACCTCGAAGAACTGCTCGATGCCGGCCTTCACCTTGAAGTCGTTGTCGGTCGCGGTCGGGTTCGTGCCGAAATTGACCTTGATCGCCTCGTCGGAATCGATGCAGACAACATTAGTCGTCGCGTCGAATGCGGCGGACTGCGCTGATGTCGAGGTGGCGGTAAGCGCCGTCTGGCTGAGAACCTTAAGGTTCGCCGGGACTATCGTGCGGTCGAGACCGGATAGGCCCGCATATTCGATGATGCGAGTTGCCATTGAGAGTTCCCGTCAGAGAATGATGTCGCGGCACTTCAGGTAGCGCCAATCCGGATCGTTCAGCTTTCGCTTGGTGTATTCGGGGTCGTTTGGCGCCCACACACCGTCCTCGGTCAGCCACTGGTAAAGCACCGAGCATGGGATTGACGCGGCCTTCTCGAGCCCGTCACCCATCTTGGTCCCGTGGCTCGCCATGCGCTCGTCATGGTTCTGCTTGAGGATCAACGGAATGTCGTAGCCCTCGTAGCGGATCTGAACCGTGCCCTGATCGTCGCCCGACGAGCGGATATACTTGCGGACGCCGTTGAACGATCCGTCGTCCAACAGCTCCCATGGAGTCATTCCCATGGAGCCTCCGTCCTTTGAGAAATGGGGTGAGAGCCGAAGCCCCCACCCCACTCATTCACTAGCTGAGGTCGCGAATGACGCCCGACGCGGCCTGGTTGAGGCAGCGAAGCGCGAGCTCCGTCTTCATCAGCTTGCGGGTGGCGAGACCCGTCTTCGCGAGGTCTTCGGTGCCCAGCGGGTCGAGGACCGCGATGTCCCAATACTCGGGATCGACGATCAACGCGTCACGGGTCGAGCAGAAGCGATCCGGAACGAACTGGATCTCGCCGAAGTCCGACACATACACGTCGGCACCGGCAACGATCGTCACCTTCTTGTTGCCGGTCTCACGGCGCTGGGTGGCAAGGCCGGTGAAGGCCGCTGCGTTCTGCTTCTGGGCAGCCGAGACGATCATCGCCTTCGGGTTGCCGCCGTTGGTGAACACCGACTGGAGCACGGACTTCAGCTGCGATTCCGCAAGGGCGCGCTGGGTGCCGTTGGTGGCAGCCGCAACGATACCGCTCGAGAAGCCGCCGTTGGCGCCCGAGGTGCCGAGCGACGTGTTCGACGTGAGCCACGCCAGCGCGCCGGCAGTCTCACCCGCAACCGATGAGGTCGCAGCTACAGACGCCTTGTTGGCGGTGCAGCGGGCTTCCATGTCGGTGCGAAGCTCGCGGCCAGCCTTCATCAGCTCGCGTGCGAGTTCCGACTGACGGCCAGCCTTGTCGGTGGCTTCGACGGTCGAAGACGCGCCCACGACCTTCGTGAAGATCTGGGTGTGGGTGCCGACGCGGGTGGTGTTGGCGCGCGACAGGTTCGGCGTGTCATCGCCCTGCACCGCCTTGTTGTCAGCGTTCGCAGAAGCGAGGGCGTCCGTCTGCCACTCGGTGTAGGTGTTCTTCGCCTTCGAGCGACCGATCATGTCGATGAACGGGGTCTCGTCGGGGAACAGTGCCGCGATCTTGTCGGAAAGATCCTCGCGAACGCCGACGCGGGCGACGTTCTGGATCGTGTTTGAAGGAACGGCCATTTTCTATGACTCTTTTTGTTTTAGGCTCAGACGAGCCCGTTGAGTTTCGCCCACTCGGCGAAGCCTTCGGCCTTCTCATTCATGTTCCGGCCCTGCTTCGCGCGCTCGAAGGCGGCGGTGGATCGAGCCATGCGGGACTGGTCGGGGGCAACGGCAACACCTGGCCTCGCCGAAACGGGTGGCTTGCCTCTTGCCGCGCGGACCTTCTCCATCTTCGTCTTTTGCAGCGCGTCGTATTTGTCCGCCTTGTCGAAGGCGTCAGCAACGGCGCGCATAGCGAGGATGTCGGTCGCTCGGGCCTGTCCAATCAGCTCGTCGGAGTAGCCGATGCGCTTGGCGGCTGCCGTGAGCTTTCGCTGTAGCTCCGGGCCAGTCGTAGGATCGGTGTATTCCGGGAAATGCTCGACGAGAATGCGGTGCTGTTCCGCGTGCTGGGCCTGCTCTAGCTGGGCGGCCCGCTGTTGTGCCTGCTGGGCGTAGCGATCGGCCTGCTGCTGCAACTCGCGCTGCTGGGCAACGGCGTTCTCGAAATGCGCCTGCTGGGCGTAGAAAGCCATCGGGTCGCTCTGCAATAGCGCCGGATTGGGGCGCTGGGGTGCAAGCTGCTCCGCATAGCTCTGAAGCGTCTGGGCAACGTGTGCGTCATACTGGGCCAGCGCTTGCTGAGCCTCGTTTGCCGCGTCCTGCTTGGCCCGAGTGGCTTCCTGGGACTTCTGCTGAACGAAGCGCTCGCGCTCCCCCTCGCGTTTCGCAAGATATTCCTGCGTCTCACGGGGAAGTTCAGCGAAGCGTGCTTTCGCATCAGCGTCCCACGATACCGGCGCGTCGATGGGAGGAAGCTCGTCCTCTTCCTCTTCGATCTGCGGTTCGTCTTCGGCTTCGTCGGTGATTTCAGGCTCTTCGCCTTCACCCTCTGCCGGCTGTTCTTCATCGAAGAAGCTGTCGGCCATGTCCTCGAATGCTTTGAGGGCGTCGGCCTTGGCGTCAACGGGTGCGTTGTCGTCGCTGCCGACTGCCTGTTCAGGCTGGGTCGTCATTGAGCGTCCTTTGGGTTGGCGAGGTTGATCCCCGCTCGTGTCGTTGGCTGTCTTTCCAGCAGTCACTTCCCTGATGGGGAATTAGTATCCCGGCCCGATCTTCAGCAGCCGCTGCTGGGCGTCGGTCATCTGTTCGATCCGATCGGCTCTGAGCCTGTCCTGACGGGCCACGTCGCCGTCGCGGATAACCTCGCGCATTCCGCCTTCAAGGTTGTCGAGAACCCTGAGAGCCTGTGCCAAGACCGTCACCTTGTCGGCGCGGCGGTCCTTGTTCAGCTCGGTCACGGCGTTATCGGCAAGGCGGGCGAGGTATTCAGACCGCATCTCGTCGAACATGGGCGCGAAGAACTCGTCCCACGCAGCTTGAGCACGTTGAGCGCGGGCGATGCGGTCAGATGTCACTGTCACCCTTCCGCTCTTGTTGTTATTTGTGTTTCGTGGTAGGCGGCGGTCATGCCTGCCGACCAAGAACGCAGACTCTACTTCGACCTAGCGCTAATTACCGTGCTGGTGACGCTATTTTTGTTGGCGGTATCGCGGGTCGCTTAGCGCCTAATGAGCGCGGCGCGCCGCCTTTTCGCGCTGAAACCTTTCCCAAAGCTCATCGAACTCTTCGCGGGTAATGCGGCGAAGTCTGCACGCGCCGTCAAACCACTCATCGGCATCAAACTCGTTTAGCTTGGTCATCTTTGTCATCGACGAGACCTGTTCACTGCGCGTTCGTCGAACAGAACCGTTCCATCCGGCGCCACAAGCTGATCCTTGTCGTTCCACATCGGCGGATGCGCCGCAGGGTTGGCGAAGATGCTCTCGCCGCTGAACGACTGGTGCAGCGGCGTCTTGTAGGTGTCCGGAAAGTGCAGCCGATGGTCGTTCGGATTGACCTGCGTCCGCATGTTCGGGTCGTTGCGATGCAGCCAGTAAGCCCGCATGTCGTAGTCGGGGGTTACCGGGACGTTGTTGGCGCGAACCCACGCCTCGAACTGCGTTTCCTGCGGCGATGGAAGCTGCGTCAGTAGCTGTTTCCAGTTCGGGCGGGCATATCGCATCTGCCAAGGTTGCTGTGGCACGGCACCCGCAAACATGCCGCCCATCACTTATTCAGCTTCCCGCCCTGGCGCAGCTTGCTGATCTTCGCCTTTGACTCCGCGTCCTTCTGTTTCATTTCGGCGGCGCGCTTGTGGGCCTCCAGCGCCATCTGGTGAGCGTCGAGGAATGCCTGCATGTTCTGCTGGCGAAGCGCCAGGTCGGCCTCCATCTGCGCTCGTGCCTGCTGAATCGCCGCGTCGGACTGGTGCTGCTGTGCCATCAGGGCCAGCTTCGCCCGCCCCTCCTGCTGCGCCTGCATCAACTGCTGCTGCTTCAACTGAAGCTCGCCCTGCAACTTCATCAGCGCAGGGTCTTGCTGTGGCGGCTGCTGGTTCTCGTCCGGATGCGTCCAGATGTCGTTCGGAGCAAGGTTCATGTCCCGCGACAGCGCCGCGAGGTTGTTGAACACGTTCTCCCAGGTGCAGACCGGGGAATTGCCCTGCATCGCCAGCGACTGCGCCTGAGCGACCATCTGGCGATACATGATGCGGTCCTGCTTCGACCCCGAACCGAGCCCGACGATGACCTGTACCTCGAGGTCTTCCGGCCATTGCGAGGGATCGACTTGGCGATACTCACCATCCACACGGATCTGGAAGGGCGAGCCGTAGCGGCGCATCAGCCCGACCTTTTTCATGAACAGCCGCGCCACGCCTTCCGCGAAGTTGCGGATGATGTAGCGCTCCATCTGCTGGCCGCGCGCCATCAACTGCGCCTGCCCCTTGGCGGTGTCGTTGAGCGTGTCTTCGTCAACGCCCTTGTTGAGGCGAGTAATGCCAGTGCGGCTCTCGCGCTGCTTGGTCTTGAACTCGATCGCAGCGAAAGCAATCTGGCTGATGTCGTTGTGCTGCTCGGGGATCGGCTGCATCGCCCCCTTGAACCGAACGATGCGGCGCGGCCTGACCGTCAACAGGTCGTCGAGCGTGTTGTCGCCGACAGAATCCTCGTGGATCATCGTCCCCGGCGCGACCTGCATGTAGAGGCTGTCGAGGGCGTTGCGCTCCAGCACCGTGTTGACACGCTGGATGTCCATCGTCTTGTCGGCAAGCGACTGGCCGATCAGCCGGCCCTGCATCGGATACGGGCACCAATATTCGAAGGGCTGGTAGTCAACCTCGTCGATCTTCAGCACCGTGTTGCCGACGCGGTGGATGCACAGCCGCTCGGCAATGCCGTCACTGTTCAGGTCGTAAAGAACATATTCCTCGTTGAGCCACACCTTGCGGTTGGCGCCAGCGCGGTCGGTCAGTCCCTGCCAGTTGGAGCGGCCATCGTCGCGGGCCTGTGCCAGTGACGTGGGCAGGCCGTCGCCCTGGATGCCTTCAACGGTCTCGGCGTCGAAGCCCATCTCGACGAGCTCTGACAGGCTCTTCTCGCAGACGTGGGCGAGATAGACGGAACTGTCGAAGTCCCTCGCGTCGGGAGCGCAGCGGAACTCTTCGAGGGGAACGTGATAGTCAGGGAACGCGGCGGCGGTCTCTTCGAGCGTCACCGCGTGGATCATCGGCGAGCCGTCCACCGGGTGGGGTTGGTCGGTCTCCTGTGCCTGGATCGCGTGCTCTGGGAACTCCGCTGGGTGATACAGTGCTTCGACGCGCTTCTTCTTGCGCTCGACGCAGCACTTCACGACGCCGATCTTCTCGAGCAGGCCAGACTTCGCCCAGTCGTGGATCAGCCGATAACCCGACTTGCGCCGGTAGATGTAGTGCATGGCCTCGGTAACATCGTCGGCCAGGTCTTCGTCTTGCTCACTGGACGGTTCGAACTCGACCACGCGGCCTGAGGCAACGAACGCATCCAGCACCGATGTCAGCATGTAGTCGGTGGTTTCCGACACATCGCGGGCAACGACCTTCGAGCGCCCCTCTTCCTCGTCGCCATACTCGGCGCCGTTGTAGGAATTGATCGCTGCCTCGACCTCTTCGAGCAGCATCCCGTCGTAAGCCCGCGCTTCCTCGCTCTGAAGGAACGCAATCAGTTCGGGATCGACATCCATCAAACGATCCCTTTCGTCGAATAGTTGATCTTCTGAGCCACGCCACGTTCCTGCGGCTTGCCGATCGCAAAGGTGCGGAAGGCGTCTGACGGGTCGCTCGCCCAGTCGTGGAGCGGCGTGTCCTTGTAGGCTCTCAGTTTCTCATCCCAGATGCGGCGATAGGAGCGCAGCGCGTCCACGCCCTTTTCGGTCTTCTCTTTGTCGAACCAGCAGATCGGCAGCGTCTGCCTGACCTCGTTGATGTCGTTGGTGACGCTCGACGTGCGCGGGACGACCCGGACGTTCTTGAGCCCCATCCCCTCGACCGTTTCCTTGATCGAGCCGGTAGTGCTGACAAGCTGCTCGTAATCCGCGTCATGCGGCAACAGATGCTCGCCGTAGTTGTAGGGCTTGGCCTTCAGTTCCTTCACATACCAGTCGATGCCGACGCTGGTGTTCGCCAGGTAGTCGATGACCGCCCAACCCGTGCCGTGCCTCTGGATGAACCAGATCGCGGTGGCATCGTTGCGGCCCAGATCCCATGCCGTGTGGACCTGCGCCTGCGGATTGTAGGGGACGGAGGTAATTCGCCCGTCCTGTTCCAGCTTGTCGATGATCCTTGCGTAGTAGGCGCCCGGTAGGCCGGCGGTGAAGCTGGTCAGATATTCCTGCTCGAAGATGGCCCGCCCGTCCTCTTCGCCGCGCTCCGAGATGTATTCCGCGAGCTCCTGGTCCAACAGCTCCTTCGTGAACACCCCGGTATCCGTTGCCGTTAGGCGCTCGGCGAACCAGTCGGGAAGTTCCAGCCCCATGTCGTACATGCGCTTGGCGTGGTTCATGCCGCGCGGCGTCGTGATGAAGATTGCCCACCCGCCGTTCTCGGCAAGGATCGGCCTAATCAGCGACCATGCCTGCGGGTTGCTTAGCGCCCATTCCGAAAACACCACGCCGACCGGCGGCGAGCCGACCAGCGCGTCGTAATTGTCCGACCCGATAACCTGCCACGTCGAGCCGCACTTGAAGCGGATCAACATGTCCTGCTCTCGCGTCGTCTCGCGCAGTTCCTTGGGGAACGCCCGATCGATGCGCCGCTGGCCCGTGTGCGGGTCAACCGCGTCCCAGATTGCCTTTCGCGCCTGGTTCTGTTGCGGCAGCAGGTGCCAGTATGGGCCGACGCGCTCGTGAGCAGCACAGGCCGTGAAGTGAAGCGATACGTCGTCCTTGCCGTGGCGGCGCGGCCAGATTGCGATGGCCCGCTTTCCACCGCCGTGAAGATAGCGCCACAGCGCGTCCTGATACACTCTTGGCTCCCACTGGTTAGGGAGCATGATTTGCGTCACGGCTTTTGAATAACTACCGTGATGCCCGCCGCGTCCTCGCCGTCCGAGTTGATCGGGGCGCGCCTCGGGTGGACATAGGGCGCGGCAGCTTTCGCGGCATCGACGCGCCTAGCCATGTCCTCTTTGACATCGCGGTAGATGTTGGTCAGGAACTCGAGCGGCGTAAGGCCCTCACTAAGAGCCTCGGCAATGTCTGACGTGCGCTTGTTGAGCGAGCCAGCTTTGCGCCCCGCACCCGGCCTAGCGCCGCCGCGAGCCACTTTGATTTCCTTTGATATGATTCAAAGCGCCCTCCGTTTACCGCTGCTGGAGGGCTGGGCGGTGTCTGGTGCTTAGTGAAAGATTGCCTTGAAGATCGGCGGGCCTATCGTGGCAACCACCGCAATGCCGCGTATCTCGTTAGCGACGATGAGCGTGATCGCTACCCACTTGAAGCGCTTGAGTAGGTTACTGTTCTTCAGCTTGGGCAGCGCAATCGACATCGCCACCAGGACGATGAGTGAGGCCAATAGCTCCATTGACCATCCTATGCCTTAGAGGGCTATGCAGGATCATGCGTGTTATTGGCGAGATCGCGTAACATTGCGTTGCCGACACAGTGGTCAGTGTTGCCATGTTTGTTTTCCTGGTTAGGCGAGAGCCGTTGAGTGCGTGTCCTGTCCGGTCGCAGTCACGTATGCCGAAAGGCTAGTGTAGGTCGTGCCGTTGATGCGCGCCGAGTTGTGCGCCGCGATCCCGAACACGTTGTTATCGCTGTTGAGCGTGAAGTTCGCGGGCAGGTCGTAGTAGCCAAAGAACCCGATCGAGGAATTGTAGGTGTTCCCGCTCGCAGTGAGGCTCGATCCGGTCCCGGTGCACTGAATCATCCACCCGCCGAACTTGGGGAAGCTGCAATTCGTGACGTTGAGCGTTGTGCCACTGACCAGAGAACGGATGACGCTCTGTCCAGAGCCCGACGAAAGCGAGGCGTTTCCGCTGATGTTGACCGTGACGCTCGCCGAAGTGACCGAGATCGTTGGCCCTGTGCAGTCGTGCGTCCCGCCAGTAATGTTAACGATGGCCGTCTGGGCGGCAACGGCTCCTGAGCAGCCCGTTGATGTGCAGTTGATGACATCTACGCGAGCTGTCGCACCTGCATTATAAGCCGTGGAGCAGTTTGTGACGGAGCACCCGTTGAACGTGGTCGTTCCGAACGTGCCACTCGTTCCAATGTGGCCGATAAAGCCGCCGACGAGCGCGCTGGCAGCGTCATTGGATGCGGTGCAGTTGTTATACGTGACTACGCCGCCGGTGGCTATGTCGTTGAAGTGACAGAACAGCGCCGCGCTGCCAGTCCCGTAATATCCATTCGTCGCCGTGCAGCCAGAAACCGTGGACCCTTGGCGGACGAACATGTTGTGCTTAGAGCCATCGCGAGCGATGCAGTTGGTGACGGTCGAGTTGTCGCCCACCCATAGCGAGCCGTTGAAGTTCAGGCTGCGCTTGGTTTCGATGCCGCTTACGGTCGTGTTTGCCTTGTCTGCAAGAAGGCAAGTGTCGCGGGCCGAAAACTCGTAGGTCTTGCCGTTGGTGCCGGGATTGGTGTCACCCGTGGGATGGACGTAAAGCGTGATCGTCCCACCCGCCTCGCTACTGAACCAATAGCTCCCAGCCGTCGCATCGCAGTTCGCAAGAGAAGTCGCCCGCGTGAGAAATTTGCCGTTTTCCCATACGTTGAGAAAGTAGGATGCCCCGCCAATCGTGTCGATGGTTACGGACGCCTGATAGGTCTTGGTAGTCGTGGCGGCGAGCGACCAGCTGCCCGATGAAACCGGGTCGGAACCGTCTATGATCGGGGCTGCCCCCGAACCATAAGCGGCGATGGTGCAGTTTGTCGCCGTGATTGCGATCTTCTGTCGCCAATTAGACCCGCGAGCGAGGCCGAGTCTTTTACCTTGCGTTAGCGTTGGAACGGCGGTGAGGTTCTGAAACGCCGACGCCGCAGAGGTACCGCTGTTCGAGTCAGACCCGTTTACGCTGTCAACGTAATAGTCGAAGCGAGGTCCACCACCCGTCATGCCCAGCCCAAGGCGCAATCCTCTCAATTGCCCCTCCTCAGTCCTCGATTACATCGTCCGCGAACACGCGGAGCTTTGCTATGCTACGCGGCGCAGCTTGCGCGGGAGCGTTAGAACGGTGATCTTGCCGCCGGTCGCCATGTCGCGCTCACAGGCTGCTTTCACAGCTTCTTCAGGTGTTGCACCTACAGCCATCGCTCCAAGCGCAATCTCGCGTCCTGACCCGCTGGCCGTGGGCAATTCCTCTTCGAGCGTCCGCGCCTTGTGGTCGTAGCTTTTGCAGGTGCCGTCGAGATCCAAGACTAGCGCCTCGAAATCCTCGCCGAGCTCGGGAAGCTCTGATTTGCCCTCTAGGTATTCCAGAAACAGCGGGCCGTAGTAAGCGCACCCAGAGATGCCTACCAAGCGACCGTCGCTAAGCTGGTGAACCTTGACCGCGTTGCGACCGAAGATCGTTCCGCCAGAGGTCGTCATGCCATCAGCGGCCATCGTGTGGCCGTCCGTTGCGATCGTAGTCATTTCTTGCCGTTGCGCTTGGCAGCGGACTTGATCGTGTTGATAAGCTCCTGGCGAGCAGCCTCAGTGACTTCCACGTTGAGGAACCCGTTGCAGCAGGCATCGTAAGCCCCCGCAGCCAAGGCTAGGTGATCCTCGTAGCTGCGCGCCCACTCTTTCACGGCGAGCATGCACAGCGCGCCGGCAACGGGTGAACCTGACCAATCACTAGGGCTTTCAGGCACGGGACGAGCCTTTCGGACTATCAGGTGTTTACGGGCGGAGCTCTTCTTCGGGGTCGAAGTCATCTTCGTCACCCATGATTGGAGGCTCCGATGATTAATCCCTGCGCCACGCCAGAGCCGTCAGCTATGCCAATGGCTTTCTGTGATCGCGTTCGGTTGGGGGCGCAGGGCTGCCGCGCTGTGTCTCGGTGTCGTGCGGCAGAAACGAAAAGGGGCCACGGCAATTATATACTTTACTTAGCAGACGTGTTTCGTTAGAAAGGTCGGCAAGAGGACAGAGCAATGAACATCACCGATCCCATCTTCCACGATGAAGCCAAGGCCGAAGAGCATATCTTCCTGTCCCGCTGGCCGGATGGTGAGCCGCTCTGCCCCTACTGTGAGTCCACGGGCGTCACCCGCATGGGCGGCAAGACCCAGGCCGGTTACTTCCTCTGCAACGTGTGCCGCCAGAAGTTCACCGTGCGTACCGGAACGGTGATGGAGCGCTCGCATGTGCCTCTCCACAAATGGCTTCTGGCAACGCACCTCATGGCCGCTTCCAAGAAGGGCATGAGTGCGAAGCAGATCGAGCGTATGCTCGGCGTGACGTACAAGACTGCTTGGTTCCTCATGCACCGCATCCGCGAGGCAATGGACGAAGCCAACAACCCGCATGAGCCGCTCGGCGGCCCCGGCAAGGTCATTGAGAGCGACGAAGCCTTCGTCGGCGGCTTCAAGAAGAAGCGCCTGTCGGGCAAGGTTGCTCCCAAGAAGAAAATCGTGACGTTAGTCGAGCGCGGCGGTCGCGCCCGTTCGTTCCACATCACGCACATCGATCACACGAACATTCGTGCGGCGCTGGTCACGAACGCGCATCGCAGCTCCGTCCTCATGACGGACGATGCCCGCTTCTATAACAACATCGGTCGCGAGTTCGCGAAGCATGGCACCACGCTCCACAGCAACCGCGAGTTCAGCCGTGGCGACGGTCACCACAGCAACACCGCCGAGAATTTTTTCAGCATCCTCAAGCGCGGCGTTGTCGGCACCTATCACCACATGAGCGCGACCCACATGCACCGCTATCTTGCCGAGTTCGATCTTCGCTACTCGACCAAGGACAAGAGCGACACGGAGCGCGCCAGCGACATTCTCAAGGGCATGGAAGGCCGCCGCCTCACCTATCGGCGGATTAACAGCCTCGCAGCCTAAGTATTTCGTGGCGACCCCGCGCATTGGAGAGCCGCGCAAGCGCTGGACTCGTTAGCAACTCCGGTTAGCTTTCCTGCGCCGAGTCACATTGCAGGAGCTGGAGAATGGCGGAACAAGTCACAATCACGAACATGCCGGAAAGCGGAAGTCCCGCACGTGTGGCGCTCGATCTTGCTCGCCAGATCGCCAATCTTGAGTTTCAAAACCGTGGGCAGAAATGGCCGGAAAACCCACGTGAATACTGGATTGGGCTGTTTAAGGAGTGCCGGCAGGTCGTTTACTGAGTCAGCACGCGGTCACGAACTGAACAAGCGAGCGGGCGGTGGTTACTGCATCAGGGCCGCCGCCCATCGCGATAGCAAGTTTCAGGCACTCAAGCCTAATTTCAGCGTCACTCATTTCCGCCCCTTCTTCATGTCCTTGTGTTGCTTAGGTGGCGTCTGGAGCATCTTCTTCAGCGCCGCCGCTGCTCGCCTTTCCGTCTCCTCTGGGGAGTAAGTTTCATCGTCTGGAGCGTTTGCCATGGCTAAGCATCCCGTTCTCTATCCGGGTGAAGAGCAAGTCCTCTTCTACAAAGAGATCGGCCTTGCGATAACCCAATGGGCGCATGTCGAGCACGCTCTTTACGAGCTGGCAATCTGCATCTTCGGCAACGAAGCCCATCCGCACCTTGCGGCAGGCTTCTTCTCAATTGAGAATTTCAGATCGAAGCAGGCGTTCGTTGATCGCGCATTCGCGACAGCGCCGTTCGCAAAACAGTTTGAGGCCGAATGGGCAAGCGTGCGTGACACCCTTGGCCGACTAGCGAAAAAGCGGGGCAAACTCGCCCACGGTCGAGTAATCGTATTCCCAGCGGCGCCGCCAGGGCAGCAATTCGCTATCGTCCCAATGTTCGCCCGCCCCGGAGCGAGAAAGCGGAGGCAAGGCTTGCCTCCAACTGATTCCCTTTGCGTCAGAGATGTCGATCTAATTCGAGCGCTATTCGGGAGGGCGACGTCTCAGCTGCGGAGCCTCCGCGCCCGTATACGTGGGGAAGAAGACTTATTCGCAGAACCCGCTCAGCGAGAGCCGCAACCCCAAACACTGGTTCAGCTAAGGCGCCAGATTCGCGAAGACATTCCGCCGCGCGACTGATCATCGCTCGGTCGATAACCGCTTCGGTTAGTGGCTCCTGAGGCCCTGCTGAGTCGGTCTGTGGCATACTAAGTAAAGTATATAAGTGCCGGGGCCACCCGTTAAGGCAGCCCCGCGTGACGATCCTTGCGAGTGCGCTAGGCGCAACTCTGATGTTGACCGAAGTCTAGCACATAGCTGTGCAGCTTGTCAACCCGCGACGTGATGTTCGCGGGAACAACGGGCATCACGCTCAAAGGTTCCGCCACATCGCAATTAATCCTGCAACGAATGCGACAACGGTCTTCGTGTCGCGGCGCTCGGCGGGGAGCTCGAACCGGCAGACGTTCTCGTAGGTCTCCCAGTAGCGGCTAGGCAGCCTCTTCTTGAACGTGGCGAGCTCCGCCAGCGCCTCATGCTCGGCCATGCCGTCAAAGCCGTTGTCCACGAACACGATCCCGCGCCCGTGATAGTCGAGCCATGCCCACAGCTTCTGGCAGTAGCGGATTGCCGCCCGCTCGCCGTCGTCGAACGCGGTTGGGTGGTCACGGTCCTGCGGTTCGTTGAGCCAGCGAACGATGGTCGAGCCGCCGCGATTGATCTTCACCGACGCCCTAGCGCCATCAACCTCGGTGTAGCCGTCCTCGTAGGCGCCGTGCCTCATCGCTTCCGGTGTAACGAGCGGCTGTTTCTTGCTGGCCTCCAGGTCCCGCTGGCGGGCAAGGCGGGCCTGCCACTGAAGGAATGTCTCGTCCGCGCGCTGGCGGTTGAGATCCGGTTTCTTGTTAGCCTTGGCCATGAACGCATCCCTCCCGCTTGATCGTTTCCGCAAACTGAAACTCGAGTATCCTGCCCTCTTCGATGACCAGCCACGCGCTAGGGATCGAAGCCCGAAGGGACGAGACGCCAAGCGGCTCGGTCGTCAGACGAGAGCCCGACCCGTAGGGTAGCGCCAGCAATTCCCTCCCCCTCTTGCGACCCATCTGTCCCTCCCGATTATGCTGACTTGCGCTTGCAACGCGCGTTTTTATCTGCTACACGTCGCTCGTTTCGTGGGTTGGCTTGATACTTCTGGCACGAAACCTTGCTCGGCGCTACCAGAAGGGCCTCATCAAAGTGCCACCCGAGTCCGAAAGGCCGAGCGGGGATGAGCGGGGCGGGAAACAGCCTCGAAAGCAACGGCCAAGCTTGGGATATTCCCATCCCCAAGCGACTGCGAAGCGATGGCTGGCTCCAAGGGGCATCATCGACCGAAGCGGTCCGGACAGGCTTCCACCAATACACGGTGGGGCTTGTTGTCCTGTGACCGCTTCGCTCAAGCATCACCAAGAAGCATAGGGACCGCCCCACGAAAAAATTTTTCGGGCCCATCATGCCGCCCTCAAGGCGGTGGCGGATTGCCCAATCAGGGCAGCGGCTTCACGGCGTAGCGTGGCAGCTTCATCACCCCGCCCCATCTTGTCATACAGCTCAGCAGTGGCCCGCTTGTTGGCCGCGATGACGGCGGGATCGGTGACGCGGGTTGCTTGCTCGCCGCCGTAGTAGCCTTCCAAGGTGCGGGCGAGCGTCTGGGGCTGGAGAATATACATGATGTCCGCTTTCCGGCGGGCGCCCTCCCCGCCACGGCAGAAAGGCGAGGCATGGACGCGGCGGACGGCCTCGAGCATGGTTTCGATACCGTGTTCCTTGATCCTGGCGGTCAGCATTTGCTTCCGCGAGTTGTTCAGGATGCGAACAGCGGGGATGCCTGACTTTTTCGACAGCTCGTTCCAGAGATCGATGACCGCCGCGTAGGAAGCTTTAGCTTCCGTATTGATGGTTACTGATGGTTTGCCCGAAACGGCTTCGGGGGTCTGCGTCGTTGGCTTCGGGGGTGCAATCTCTTCGGGGGTGAAGCCGCTTCGGGGGTCAGCAAAGCGAACAATGGGATGGACGGTGTAGTTACAGCCCTTCCCCGGCACTTCACGGCGCGTCAGGTGGCCCTTCGCGCAAAGCGTCCGAATGGCGCTCTGAATGGTGCGATCGCTCTTGCAGCACTTCTTGACGAGCGACTTCATTCCCGGCCAGCAATGCCCCTCGTCATTGGCGCAGTCGGCCAACGCAAGAAGAACGATCTTCTCACTGTCAGGCAGATCCATCGCCCAAACGAGGGCCATCACGCGGACGCTCATGCTTTGGCCACCTCGATAATGTCGAAGGGCCAGCCCCGATCTTCCCAGACCAACTGCCGAGCCGTGTATTCGTGGCGCGATTCCTCGCCGTTCCGCCAGCGCACTTTGAGTAGCGCGTCACCCGTGCGTGGGCGGCGGAACTTCGTCTCGACCCACTTCACGCCCCGATGACCTTGTGAACGGCGCGGATAGCTTCGATCGTCTCCACGTCGTTGTCAGCGATGCGCTTCTCGACTTTGATAATGGCGTGCCTGACGGTCGTGTGATCCTTGCCGCCATACTCAAAGCCGATGTCCGCCAGTGAAGCGGTTGTCCGCTTGCGGGCGAGATACATGGCAATCTGGCGAGGGTGCGCGACCTCGTGCTTGCGGCTTGGCGTGGACATCGCATCGAGCGAGAGTTTGAAGTGCGCGGCCACGAGCGCATTGATCTCGGCAATCTTCGGGTTGCGACGGCGAACCTTAAGCCATCCCCTGGGCCTGCCTTTGGGGCGCGACGGCTTTGCCTTGCGAGGTTTAAACACCGGAGGCGGCGCTACAGCGGCGATGACCTCGGGTCCCGCAACCGGATACCCTTTGGCACGCAGGATCGCGTCACGAAGCATCTGGGAGCCCTTGATCGCGTTGCGCACATGCACGTCGTGCTCATGGGTGAACATGAAACCGCTGGTCAGCTTGTTGGTGAGCAGGCGCCCTTCTATGCGGGTGATCGCATTCATTCTTCGATCTCCTCTGATTTTGGGATTGCGGTCCCCGCCGCCGCGACCTCTTCCGGCAGCTTTCGGCTACCGTTCATCGCTATCTGGACGATCTCCCTCGCTCTCTCGGGAGTGGTTCGGTAGGTATTCGCCAGATGGGTGAAGCTGATCTGGTCGATGTCGAAGCCTTCCTGGCGAACCATGAGAAGGGCTGCGGAATGAAGGCTGTCGAAGAGGCTCATGCGGCCATCCGATCTGCATGAATTTTTAATGAGGAATCATGCAATTTGGCGATATGCTCGACGCGGCTCATGCGGCCTCTCCGATGAAGAAGTCGCCCTGACGTTGGGCTTCGTCGATCCGATTACAGGCGATGTCGAAATAAGCGGGGTCGCGCTCGATCCCGATGAAGCTCTTGCCCATCTGCACGGCGGCAACGCCGGTCGTGCCCGAACCCATGAACGGGTCGATGATGCTGTGGACTTCACCGGGAACTTGCCCGATGGACCACTTCATCAGCGCGATAGGCTTCTGGGTCGGATGGCCAACACGTTCTGCGTTAGTGGCGGCAATGGACCACGAGAACTGCTTGGCGTTCTGATCGAGGGTGGTCCAAGCCATCTCGAAGTCGGCCATCGAGGGGGGCGAGTCTGGCTTGAACCATGTCAGCCAAGCGCGCGTCGGGGGCAGGCTGTAGTAGTTGCCGCCCCAGATGATTGTCTCGCAGCCCGCCCCGATGAGGAGGGCGATGGTTTCACGGTCGACCGGAGCCTGGTCCCATGCGAACTTGCCTCCCCACGAACCGCCGTTGAGCTTGACGCCCAATCCATAGGGCGGGTCCGTGACGCAAGCATCGGCCCTCGGAAGAGGAAGAATATCCCGGCAATCGCCCAGATACAGCGTTGCGCGTCCGATGGTTTCGGCGCGGCTCACTTCAGCAAATCCGCGTAATGCGTCAGGCGGGTGAGAACGTATGTCTCCCCACGATCCTGCTTGAGAATAACCGCGTGGTGATCGCCAAGTGCTTGAACGATCCAGTCGGCAAGCTTCTTGCGTGACTTGCATTCGTAGCGGTAGGTGTCGCCCCAATGCGTCTTGACGCAGATGTCGCCCTTTTCGGGGCCGGCACCGGATAGCGCGACACGGTGGCACTCGATACCGCGTGACTGGAAATAGACGCGAACGCTCGTCTCTAGTCGGTATCCCTTCTGATAGGGTGATCTGCCTCCGGATTTTTTGGGTGTGGGCGCGGGAGACGCAACAGGCGCTGTGCTCATGCGCGGAGCCTCACGACCTTGGCGCTAAGCTCAGCCTCTTCGTTCGGGCCGATGTCGCGCCCCGCTTCACTCTCCGGATGGTGCGCCCGATCCTTGCTGTCGATGAACTCACGGCAGCAGGACGAAATCTCGTCATAGTCGATTCCCGAGGGAACCCGGACCAGCGCCCAACCGTCTTTGGTAAGCAGGTTGAGAAGGTCGTCGGGAATGGCCCCTGACAGCGCGTAGAGAACGCCTACGGGCATCTCTGCCTGCTGCTTGTCAGCGGGGAAGTAGGACAGCAGCGTCGAGTACGGGATGCCGCTGTCGAACGAGACGACCTTGAGAGCGATGCCACGGCGGTCAAGCTCGCGCCGAATGGCAAGCTGGCGGTCGCGCACGATCCTAGAAAAGTCAGACACGATCGTGTTGCCCCTCCTGCGTTACATAGGTGGAATGAAAGAAGCGGACCTGGTTCACATCTCCAGCGAGGAGATCGCGTTCAGCGGCGATGTCGCGGAGGCGTTCGCGGGTCGCGTTCGCAGCAATGCGCCACGAAACGAGACGAGCGATTGCGATCAGGTAGAGACCGATCAGGATGACTGCGGTGATGTGTCCCCCGGTCACGGCTACAAGTCCGCGTGGGAGCTAAGGGGTGGGCGAGCCAAGGGGCATAGCTCGCCCCGCGTCGAAGGGGTTACGACGCGAAACAGTGGAATGAGCTTACCGGCGATGACGCGGTGGCCGACATACGATGCCGGTTCA